CCATTAGTATATGACCCAAGTGACTTCACACCAAGAAAAGGTGTAATGACACGATATGCTAAGAAAATGATTAGACCTGAGTTTTATGGTAAAATCCATTGTAAAGACTTAAACATAGTATAAGTTTAATTTTTTACTAACTTAGTTGAAAAGCCCCCTTTTTTAAAGGGGGTTTTTCTTTTTAATCAATATTTATATATGAATTATATTTTATAATTTACTAGTGGAAGTAGTCACTAAACACCATTAGTATAAAAAAATTAACAATCCTGAGAGTAGTGACTCAACATTAGGAGAAATAAAATGGCAAAAAGAGGCTATCGTGGAAAACATCCACACAATGATATGAAAGTATCAAAACATTCTGAATCTACAAGTAAAAGAAATCCAAAATTAGATGCGGAATATGATAAATTACATCCAAAACAAAAATATTCTTACATAAGAGACCATCAAGGTTTCTTTCCACAAGCTAGTGCTGATATTGTGTGTCACGCAAACATTGGTAATAATTCTCAACTTACCATGAGTGCATTTGATGGAACAATATTGATGATAAGTGGAGCTGCAGATGATAGTTCAAATCTTGGATTTAAATCGGATGGTACAGATGCTCAAGCAGCTCAAGGAATCAGAGATGCAGTTAATATTAATTTAGCTGGTAAAATAACAGCTTCAGTTAGTAGTGGCACAGTAACTCTTACACAAGAGGCACCTGGTCCAGATGGTAATACAACCATTACAAAAGCTGGAACTTGGACTAATGCGACTGTTCCTACTTCATTTACTGGTGGATAAATCATATTCAACTAAAAACAACTCAAAAGGGTGGGAAATATCTCACCCTTTTTTGTTTTCTTTGATATTTATATATGAAGAATAATACCCTTTTGGAGAATGTAAATGTCAAAATTTTTATTTTTATATCAAGACCCAAGTGATGGATTTGATGTCATTGGTGAAACACCACATGGAATATATGATAATGATACTGAATTTCAAAACGATAGTTTAAATATATGTAAGTATGTATCAAGAAAACTTGGACATCCAGTTATGCAATTGGAGTTTAATAGTGGTTCAATATATGCTTGTTTTGAAGAGGCTGTTTCAGAGTATTCACAACAAATAAATCATTACAATACTAAAAATTGGATGTGGGAACATTATGGTTCAACAAATAGAGAAAGTGGTTCTTCATTAGGAAATATGGGTTCACATGAACCTGAAGCTCCTCATTTAGGTTCAACATTTTTATTATCTGAACAATATGGAGAGGCAGTGAACGTTGGTGGTGGTATTTCAATGTTTACTGGTTCAATTACTTTAACGGGTTCTCAACAAGTTTATGATTTATCAACAGAAGCTACTTTGGAACAAACAGGAAGTAGAATCGAGGTTCAACGTGTTTTTAATGAAGCACCCGCAGCTATATCTAAATTCTACGACCCATTTGCAGGTACTTATGATAACATTGAATTATTGGATTCATTTGGATTCGGTAATGTATCACCTGCGGTTTCTTATATATTAAGACCGATATCATATGATTTAGCTAGAGCAAATGCAATTGAAACAAATGACTTAGTTCGAAAGTCAGCTTATTCTTTTGAACTAATTAATAATAAATTAAGAATATTTCCTCTACCAGATTCAAAAGATAGTGGAGCAAAAATATATTTTCACTATTATGTTAAAGAGGATAAACAAGGTTTGACTAGAACTTATACAAATTCAAAAGTATCAGACCCATCAAATATACCTTACAAGTTTATAACTTATTCAGAAATAAATTCAGCTGGTAGACAATGGATTAGAAAATACACATTGGGATTAGCAAAAGAATTATTAGGCATAATTAGAAGTAAATATGCTTCATTACCATTACCAAATGGTGAGGTAAACATGGATGGTGAAGCATTGAAATCAGAAGGTAGAGAGGAAATATCAAACGCATTACAAGAATTAAAAGATTTTTTAGAATCAGTTTCATTAGCAGAGGGTTCTAGAAAAGAACAAGAAGTAGCTGAATCACAACAACAGGTGTTAAATAAAGCACCATTGAAAATATATATAGGATAATTGGAGAAATTAAATGGCTAGTAAAATAACTGCATCTACATTAAAAGTTACAATACAAGAAGATATAAAGTTAAATAGTGTTCAACAAGGTGGAGTAAATACTTTTAATATTAGTAGCGTAAACGAAATATATAAAAGAATAGTTACTTGTCCAGCTAGTGTCAATACTGCGATAGCTACTTTCAAAAGTACTACAAGTGTTACAGGTTCAGCTGATACTTCAGCTAGAGCCACATCTTTAGATATGGAGGATGTAAAGTACATTAGAGTGACTAATTTGGATGATTCTAATTCTGTTAATCTAAGTCTTCAAGTAGATGCTGGTGAAAACGATACTGCTGCTGATGAGTCCGCTACATTATTACTTGAAGCTGAAAAAAGTTTTATGATGGGTAGTCCAAGTGATGGAATTGATGTAAATGATACTAATGCTGGTATTCTAACTACATTACAGGACTTAGAAAGTATTTTTATTAATCCAGGTGGTAATGCTGTAGATATAGAAATATTTGTAGCTAGTGTATAGGGGTAATTAAATGTCTCAAACAAAACCATTTTTTATACCACAAAAAGAATTTGATTTAATTAATCAAATGAATGAAGAATTAATTGATGAAATTGTCGGACAATCTGTTGATATTTATAAAGTGAATGTTGAAAGAACAGAAGATAATCTTTATGGTGAATCAACTGCTAAATATTATGATGTTGGGTTCAGAGTTAATTGTTTAATTCAATATAATGAACCAGAAATTATTCAAGACGAGTTTGGTGCTGATTTAAATTCTAATATTGAAATGTTTTTTCAAAGAGAAAATTTATCAAGTGGTTCATTGAATTTCTATCCTGAGATTGGTGACATTGTGGATTGGAATGATTATTATTGGGAAATCAATGGAACAACAGAACCACAATTATTCGCAGGACATCCAAATTTTAAACACAACATTGTAGCGACAGCACATCGTTCAAGATTATCATCGTTACAAATAGAAGAGAGACCAAGATAATGCCAAACAAAGCTGCTAAAATGAGAAAACAAGAGAGAAGAAAGAAAAACGATTTATTAAATAAATTTGGTAGAACTAAAAAACAAATAGCTAGAATTAAAAAGAGAAAATAAATGGCTGTTCAACAAATCACACATAAACGAATTACGAAGTTTGATACTTCTAATCCTAATTACCAAGAAAAACCTCAACCAAAAAAAGAGGTAAGTGGTAATATTAGAGATGATGAAGATGTTTATGGTGAAAGAAAACACACCTACACACCTGAACCAAATGGTAATTTACAAATGGAACAGATGATGGGTAAGTTAATGAACAAGTTGGATAACTTTGATTCACCAAGTCAAACGGGTATAAAGGCAGTTGAGGTAGATATTAAGAAAGAGATTGCCATTGGTAAAGCTGATATGAGTAGTATTAAATCAGAAGAATATAAAGGTAAAGTAAATAATAAACTTGATAAACTTAAAAAACTGAGAAGACGGAATGGCCGTTAATAAAATTACAAACAAGGGCGTGGTGAATAGGGAGTTAGTGAATAGAGCTAATGAGGTATCCACTAAAGGAACTACAATTCGTGGTAATAGGGAAACTAGTATTACACCGGGTAATAATTTTTCAGAAAACTTTTCAATAACTTTAAAAGATGTTGATACTGCAGTTTTAAATCATGTAAAAAATGTAATGAAACCAAGAGTTAGAGAGGCAAATGAAACTTTTAAAATACCTGTTTATTATGGTAATGAAGAGAGATGGAAAGCCGTCAGAAGAAGAGGGGTATTAAGAGACAAAAATAATTCATTAATTTTACCATTAATTATGTTACGAAGAACAGAGGTTTCAAGGAATGATTTATCAGGACAATCTTTTCCACATGACGTTGGTAGAAACCAAATAGATGTTGTAAGAGCTAATAAATGGAGTAAAGATAATCAATACGATAGATTTTCAGTTCAACAAGGAGTTCAACCTGTTTATGATGTAATTACTACTGGAATGCCAAACTATACTGATGTAACTTATGAATTTGTTCTTTGGACTAATTTCATAGAACAAATGAATCCATTAGTGGAATCTTTTGTAGACCAATCACATACATATTGGGGTGGTGGAGAGAACAATAAATTTTTATGTACAATTGATAGTGTATCAGATGCATCAGAGATGAATCAAGATGGTGAAAGATTTATAAAATCAACATTTAGTGTTACTACAAAAGCTTATTTATTACCAGAATACTTAAATTCTGTAATTACAAATAAAGTATCGAATATGAAAAAATTTACAACACCATCGAAAGTCACTTTTACTCAAGAGGGTGATGCTACAGACGAACAAGTAGTAAAATAATTTACTTGTTTTTAAAATTTATATATACTTATATATAGACAATAAACAATTCACAATTGGAGGTTATAATGCCAGAAGAAGTAAAATTCACAGAAGAAGAACTTAAACAAGTCCAAGACATACAAATCAGTTATAGAAATTTACAAACACAATTCGGACAATTAAAATTAGCACAAATTAGATTAGATGCACAAGAAGTTGATTTAGAAGAAGCCTTAAAATCAATTCAATCAGAAGAAAAGAAATTCCTCGATGGAATAACAGATAAATACGGACAAGGAACTTTAAATCCTGAAACAGGCATATTTACTGCTGAAACAACTGAAACTAAATCTGAATAATACAAAAAAAATTATCGTTTGAGGTTTTAATCATATATTTATATATGAATAATACTCACTGCGCAGAGTATTATTTTGGTATACCTCAAAAATTAAAAAGTTAACTTAGGAGAAATTCAATGGCCGAAAAGATTATAAGTCCTGGTGTATTTACGAATGAAATAGACCAGACATTTTTACCTTCTGCTGTGGCTGACATTGGAGCTGCACTCATTGGACCAACACTTAAAGGTCCTGCAGGAATCCCAACCGTTGTAACATCATTTTCTGATTTCCAAGCGAAATTTGGAGATGTATTTAAATCAGGTTCAGATTCAGTCCAATTCTTAACATCACACGCAGCTGAAGAATATTTAAAAAATTCAAACACATTAACCGTGGTTAGAATAATGGCAGATGGTGGTGGTTCAGTTTCAAAGGCTACTACACTTGTGTCTACTTCATCAACTGCTGCACCTGCTAGTGCTACTGCAGCTGGTTGTTCATTTGAGTTAGAGACACTCGCTGATGGAACAATAATGAACAATCAAAGTACTACTGCTACAACTAATAATATATTAGTTAGTGGTTCAAAACATAATATTAGATATGAAGTTCTTTCTAAGAACGACAAAAAAGGTACTTTTAATTTAGCAATTAGAGCCGGTAATGATAGTATTAAAAGAAAACAAACATTGGAAACATTTAATAATTGTTCATTAGACCCTAATTCAAATAATTTTATATCTAAGGTAATTGGTGATCAAACACAAACTCTTCAAACTGATGGAAGTACAAAATATCTTAAATTAGAAGGTGATTATCCAAATAAATCAAGATTTGTTAGGGTAAAAAGTGTCAATTTGTTAACAGCTGACTATTTAGATGAAAATGGTGTTATAAGAGAAAATTCATTGTCATCCTCATTACCAGCACTTGGTAGTGGTTCTTTAAATGGTGGATTTATTGGAGCTACTGGTGGACATAGTGACTTTGATGCATTAGGTAATCAGACAGGTGACAGAGGGGCGACTGCTGTTAATTTTTATGAAAACATCGATGCTACAAATACACAAGGATTTGACCCAACAGCAGATTCTGATGGAAAAACTGCTTATGAAAATGCTCTTGACTTACTTGCTAACCAAGACGAATTTGACGTTAATTTAATATTAATGCCAGGTATTATAGCAGCAGAACATCCAGCTATTGCATCTAAAGCTATTGATGTTTGTGAAGATAGAGCTGATTGTTTTACAATTCTTGACCCGGTTGTTTATGGTTCAACTGTTGCAGCTGCTACTACACAAGCTGAAACAAAAGATTCAAACTTCGCAGCTATGTATTGGCCTTGGGTAAAAGTGCCCGATTCACAACTTGGAACTCAAAGGTGGGTGCCACCATCAGTAGTATTAGGTGGAATATATGCATTCAATGATAGAGTTG